GTCGCCCCGCCCGACCTGTGGGGAGCGCACTTCCGTCCGCTCCGGTTGCTGGCCGAAGAGGAACTGGCCGGGATAAAGGCCGCGGTCAACGGCACCCGGCAATACTATTCCGTCAACAACGGCGTCGCCCTGATTCCGCTGAAGGGCCTGATGGTAAAAGACCCGATGTGGATGGGCGAGACCTCAACCATTGCCGCCACGGTTGCGGTCAAGCAGGCGGCGGCGGACAAGGCCGTCAAGTCGATCATGCTGGTAGTGGATTCCCCCGGCGGTGAGGTAGTCGGAATCAAGGAACTTTCCAACGCCATCTATCAGTCCCGCGCCGCGAAGCCGGTTGTGGCCCAGGTGGATGGCCTCGCCGCCTCCGCCGCTTATTGGGCCGCGAGTCAGGCCACGAAGATCGTAGCCCATGAACTCGACGCCGTGGGAAGCATCGGGGTTTATGCCCTGGTGGTGGATGATTCCCAAGCGTATGAGTTGCAGGGTGTCAAGGTCCATCTGGTAACGACGGGAGAGTTCAAGGGCGCGGGTGAGGTCGGGCAACCGATCACCGAGGCCATCATCAAAGATCGGCAACGGGTGGTTGACACCTTTTTCAATGCCTTTGTCGCGGACATTGCTCGGGGCCGGGCCATGACCCGCGAGGCCGTGCTCGCCCTGGCCGATGGCCGAATCTGGATCGGAGCGGAGAATGTCACCAATCGGCTGATCGACGGGATAAGCGACTTCTCCGCCACCTTTGCGAATCTCGCCGCCGCCGGGCAGAGTCCCGATGGGCGGCTATCGACTCGGATGGCCGGGGCCTCGCTGGCCCTGGCGGAAATGGAGGCGGACGCGCATAGCCGCGGCCTGTCTCTCGGCAAGGCGCAGTAGGGCAGGGTCCCGAGACGTAAACTCTAACCCATGATGGAGGATACGAAAGATGAATAAGTATTACCGACTGGCCGCCGAAGCGCAGAAAAGGGCTGATGCCATTCTCGCCAAGGCCAAGGCCGAAGGCCGCGACATGACCGATGAGGAGGCGACCGCCTTCGAGACGGCCACTGCCGAATTCACCGACAACCGCGTCAAAGGCGACAAGCTCCGCGATTCCCTGGCCACCCACGATCAGGCCACCGCCGACGTTACCGCCGGCCTTGACCGCCGCGCCGCTCCCCCGCCTCCGCCGCCCGCCGCCGCCATTGCGCTGGCCGCCAGCATCGAGGTCGGGATTCCCGAGGTGCTCCGCGACCCGCGCTTCGGCCTGGCCGACGCCGAAGAGTTCATTTGCAACGTTATCGCCGCCGGCAGCGCCGCCAAGCTCGGCAACCCTTTCCGGTCGGAAAAGTTCGCCCGGATCGGAGAGGCTTTCCATTCCGTCCGGGCCGCGGCCGGGGCCTCGACCTTCATCGGAGCCGACGGCGGCTTCCTGGTTCCGCCCGAATTCGCCTCCGGCGTGTTCTCGCGCCAGACCCCGGAGGACCTGCCGATCATCGGGCAGTGTCAGCGGTTCGCCATCACCGGCAACTCCCTGGCCGTTCCCGCCGTGGACGATTACGACCGCTCCAGTTCGAGTTACCGTAACGGCGGCGTCATCGTCTACTGGCCGGGCGAGGGCGGCGAGATCACGGCCTCCAAGGTCAAGACCCGAATGATCGAGTTCCGGACGCACAAGATGGCCGTACTTTCCTATGCCACCTCCGAATTGCTCCGGCAGGCGGTCAACTTCGAGTCGATTCTCATGCCCGCCATCCTGTCCGCCATCCGTGACGAAATGATCGAGGTCATCATGTTCGGCTCCGGCGCGGGCAAGCCCCTGGGCGGTTTCGCCGCGACCAACCCGGCGCTTGTGGCCGTGGCCATCGAATCCGGTCCGCAGACGACGGACACCGTGGTCGCCGCGAACATCAATAAGATGTATTATCGGCTCTTCGCCGCCGTCCGCGCCGGCTCCGCCTTCTACCACAACTCCGAGGTCGGGCCGCAGCTCGACGCCATGACCGTGGACATCGGCGCCAGCGCCATCCCGATCTACATGCCGCCGGGCGGCATGGCCGACGCGCCCTGGGGTCGGCTGAAAGGCCGCGCCGCCTATGAGAGCGAGCACTGCCTGGCTCTTGGCGATCAGGGCGACATCTGCTACGGAAATTTCAATCAGTACGGCCTCGTGACTTACGGCTCGGACGTTCCCCGGATGGATATTTCCATCCACCTCCGGTTCAACTATGATGAGACGGCCTTCCGCGCGACGTTCGAGTTGGACGGCCGTCCCCTCTGGGACAAGCCGATGGTCCCGCGCAAGGGCGCGGCGGCCAACACCCTCAGCCCGTTTGTCACGCTTGCTACCCGGTAAGCGGGCAAGACGAAGGAGAATATCATGGGACAGAATGTCAAAGGACTCGAGCGGTGCTATCCGGTTTTGGCCGGCGCTCCCATCGACCTCAACAGTTCGGGCATGGTCGGCGATTATTTCAACCTGTCGAAATATCGCCGGTGCCTGGTCATTATCGCCTGCGGTGACGGCACCGCCGGGCATGACATCATCGCCACCCTCAGCCAGTCGAAAACGGTCGCCAACGGTGACAGCAGCGACAAGGTGCTGAATGCCCTCGCGACCGGCCGCATCTATTCGCAGTTGGCGGCGGACTACGCCACCTATGCCGCGCTCACCACCGCCTGGACGGAAGAGACTCAGGCCACAGCCGGCGAGGTATGGAATGATGGTGATTCCGGCGAGCAGTGCGGCATCATCTGCCTGGAAATCCGGCAGGAGGACCTGGACGTGGACGGTGGTTTCATCTATTTCAAGTGCACCTTGACCGCCGCTGGCGCCGCCAAAGTCGGGACCATGATCTATCTTGGGTTGGACCCGACCAACGCGGCCGCCCCGGTAAACATGGCGAACCCGCTGGTCTAACAATACGGGGAAAGGATAACGAGGGACGCCGATCCCCGATCCTCTCCATAACAAGGAGGATACGAACGTGAATAAGAAAGTTTCGCTTTTGACCGCCATGCTGGTTATTATCGCCAGCCTGAGCATCGGCGCGCTCATCACCTATCGGCAGGTCGGCGGTGAGCTCGTTTGGATTGACCGCTCCGCCGAACCGGGCGCCGTTTTTTGGGTGTCGAGCACGGCTGGGAGCAATTACCTGAGTTGCGGCCGCGGACCGTCGACTCCCTGCGCCACCATTGATTATGCCATCGGCCGCTGTACCGACGACAAGGGCGACGTGATTTACGTTATGCCCGGCCATGTCGAGGAAGGGGTCGCAGCGACTCAATTCTTCGATGCGGACGTGGCGGGCATTTCTATCATCGGCCTGGGCTCCGGCTCAGATCGACCGCGGCTCGATTACAATTATAGTGACAGTACCGCCACCATCGGCGCCGCGAACGTCACCATCCGCAATATCGTGTTCCGACCGGGAATCACTTCGACCGCTCTGGGCATTACCATCGAGGCCGCTGGCGATTGGGCTACCATCGAAAATTGCGAGTTCGCCATTGGCGAAGCCTCGGGCACGGATGAGTTCGTAGTGGCGGTGGAATTAAACGCCGGTGCCAACGACGTCACCATCCGCAACAACACCTTCTATACCGCGATCACTGACAATGGTTGCACCTCGGCTATCAATCTCGGCCTGGCCGGGGTAGTGGCGCGGACCCGAATCGAGGACAACTATTTCTATGGCAACTGGTCCTCCGCCGCGATTGTTGACGGGTCCACGGCCGCGACGGAAGTGCTGATATCCGAAAACCGAATCAAGGTCAAGGATGGCGAACCGGGCATCGAATTGGCATCGGGGACCACCGGTTTCATTTCCGACAACTATATCGAGAGCACAAGCCTTGCCAACCCCGATGCCGCCATCGTCGCCGCGGCCTGTTCCTGGTTCAGCAATTATGTGGTGACCACCGACGGCGCGGCTCCGGAGATGATCGGCACCCCACTCGAAACCGTCTTGCCGATCGGAACTGTTTTCTATACCACCACGACCGTCGCGGCTGGCGCTTCCATCGCTACTGGCGGCATGGCCTTGACCGGCGCGGCCTCCGGCACCCTATTGCTGATGGACGTTACTATTCAGGTGGGCGCGACCGCGCTGGCGTCGGCGAACGGGACCGCCGCCCTGGAGTTCTACACCGACAACGTTAAGGGCACGGACCAGTTCATGCATATCATTCAGACCAGCCTGACCGCGCAGGATACGATCAGCATGGACAGTTATACCTTTACCATTGTCGGAGTCACCACCGGAACCACCACGGTCAATACCATCGCCAAGACCGTCTATGGCCGCCACGTGGCGCTGGCCTCGGGCAAGAAAATCTACATCCGGGCCGACACGCAGACCTTTAACGCGGGTGGCACCTTCATCGTGAACTGCGTCTGGAAGCGATTGAGCGCGGGCGCGACCATCGCGTCCCGATAACGTCCGCCGCATCCGGGGGCTTGGCATGAGCGAATCGCTGAAAATGGAAACGGTATTGAACCTGTGCGCGCTCCAGCAGGTGTGGCCGCTCCTTGCCCGCAGCGAAGCCAAGTCCCCGGACGATTCCTTGATACGGCAGAGGATAGCCGAGTTATCCTATGAGGCTATGCTCATCATGAATCGGGGAATCGTCCGGAAGTCGCGGACGGAAACCCTGGACATTCGGCCCGGTCAAAAATCTTTTTACGTTTCGTCGCCGCCGATTGATACCGTAGTTGGAATCATCGCCCGGATCAATCAGGACACGCCGCGGGTGTGGACCAATGCCGCCGACCTGGTTGACGCGGAGGATATTTTTCTCGGGACGGATCGGGCGGCGCGGGGAGAGGTCTATATCGAGAGCGAGTTTGGGAACCTGATCGAGGCGCTTCAAATCGTCTATACCGGCGGCCTGGGCACGATCACCGGGGCCTGGGGATGGGATGGGGCGAGCGCCAACACCGGCGCGGGCGGTATCGGCGTTTTCACCTCGGCAGTCGGGAGTTTTGTTACCGACGGCGTGGTTGCCGGGTGCAAGCTGAAAATCCTGAATGGATTAAATTCTCCGACCACCTGGACCGTCTTGTCGGTTCAATCCGAAACGCAGTTGACCGTGACGGCGGCCTTTACCTCCGGGTCGACCACGGATCAAAGATTTTACGTCCTGGATTCCAACGGGACGAGCATCATTCACGACTGGCCTTTGATCGCGTCGGCCATTGCCGGCCAGACGGCGAACGACTGGACCATGCGGGCGCGGCAGGGGATCGTGAGCGAGAATGTCGGCGGGGTGGGGGTAACGTGGGTTCCTCCCGGCGGCTGGCTGAATCGCAACCTCCGGCTCTTGGAGCGGCATCGGGTGAGGCGATTTTAATGCAGGCGGTCAATTTCACCGGCACGATCCGCATGGGCGGCTCCAATGCCCCGAGTTTACAGATGGGCTTTGATCCGGCGAGCCTGGCCTCGTTCGTTTCCTTTTGCAAGGAAGGAACATTGAAGCAAGGCAATTTCTTAATGAAGCGTATGTTTTCCCGTATGGCATCGCAGGTGCGGCGGAGGGTTATCGCGGTCGGATATTCCGGACGCGGCCCTCATTCGCTCGGGGTGGGGCCGGGAAAATATGGACATACCCGCGACTGGATTTTCAAAAGATCGGGCGCGAAAAAATTGGGCGGTTATGCCCGCGTGGAAGTCGGCTTCGCTGCCGGTCATAGATTTTACAAGGCTCGGATGAATGAGGATGGAACCTATAAAATGTGGACAGCATCAAAAATGAAATATGGCCCATCGCTGGCCGATACCCGTTCCGCCGTTCCCGGCGGACGCTATACTAAAAAGTCACATCCGGTTTACGGCAAGTATCGCGGCGTACTCCCGGGCCGCGTTCCATTCGCCTATGCCCGCAAGGCCATCAATGAAAATGAGATTCGGGAAATGACGGCAAAGGCGGTCATGGACGCGCTGCGGGCGGCGGCGAAGAGGTCATAACGGGATGAAAGGTTTTTGAGATGTTCAAAATAATTTCCACGAGTTTTAACGGCGACCGGCTGACGGCGCGGGTTGCTTTTGTCCTGGCCGACGCGACGGAGGTCAATACGGAGATGACGCTGCGCTCGCCGCGCGACGAGGCCGACGTGCTCCGGCAGGTGGCCGCGCAAGAGCGGCGCGAACAGGTCCGGCACGATGCCACGATTTATAACCAGGACCTCAAGAATCGGCTGGACGCGGCGGTGACGGGGAAAGAGGTGGTCGCCGTCGGGCGAGCGATCACGGTTGACGGCGGGGCGCTGAAAATTGCCCCAGTTATCGAGGTGAAGAAATGAGTTTCTTCAGCGGAGCTCCAATCTCCGGCCTGATTTTTGACAACGTAGTCACCACGCTCCAAGGAATAACTCTCTCCGCTGGCTATAATCAGACCGTGGCGAAAGTGGAGCGGACCCGGCCGCTTAACGACCCCAACGTGGCGACCTATCCGACTCTTACCGCCTGGATTGAAGATGAGAGCCGGGAGCAATCGCAGATCAATTATACCGACCACCATCAAACTCTCGTGGTCCGGGGATTCACGATGAGCGGGGATAACCCGGCGCTGGCGTTGGAGCGGTTGATGGCGGACGTGGAGCGGGCGCTGGCAGTAGATATAACGCGGGGCGGGTATGCGATTGACACTGCCGCCGTCGGGGGCGTGGAGCGCGAGGCCGTCATGCCGGATGGGTTCATGGGACGCGGCATCGCTTATGCCGAGTATATTATTTGGTTTAGGACAAAGCGGGGCAATCCATACTCGCAATAATTTAGGCCGCGTGGCGGTCAAGGAGGGCTGAAAGATGCTGTCGAAAATTGGGGCCTTCGCGGCCAAAAAAGAAAACGTGGCGGGGACCGCCGAAACCATTGCCGTCGCCGATGTCATTTACATCAAAGACGGCAAACTCAAAATTGTCACCGACAAGCTGGAGCGCGGCGTGCTCCGCAATGTCCCCACCCCTCTCGTGCCTTTGCGCGGGTCGGAAAAGTGCGAACTGTCGGGCACCTTCGAGATGAAGGGCTCGGGCACGGCGGGCACTCCGAATACTCAACTCGGGGATATTCTTGAAAGTTTGGGGCTGACCGAAACCGCCGACGCTGGCTTCCGCGTCACCTATTCCCCGGACGCGGACCTGGACGGCATCGGGTCGATCACGGCCAAGATGTTTGTCGATGGGAAATACCGCACCGGCAAGGGCATCCGGGGTGACGGTTCGTGGAAATTCAGCGCGGGCAAGCTCCTGGGTCTGGATTATACCGGGCAGGGGGGCTTTCTGCTGTCGGGCGATCTGGGCAAACTCGCGGAGCCGAGCGACACCATCAAGCCGCCGGCCGCCATCGGCGCCATGTACCTGCTCGAACACCATTCCGATAACGTATATGCTCTGCCCTCCGGCTCCGATTACGAGGGGTTGCGGATGGCCACCGTCGGGGAAGAACTGGCCGTTACCATCAATCAGGCGGCGGCCTTCAAACCGAAATACCTGGTGGTCATAACCCAAAAGGTCGGCACTCCGGCGGGCGAAACTTTGGGATTCTGGGCGGAGATTCAGGCCGACAGCACCGGCGACCCGAGCGGAACGGCGATCACCAACGGCACGACCGCCAAAATACTCACCACGCTTATCAGCACCACGAAGCAATATACTATCCTTGAATTCGCCACGCCGCCGACATTGGCGGGAACCACGCCTTATCACGTGGTCCTCAAGGGCGACTGGACCGCAAGCGATACCAATTATATCAAGATCGGCACCATCGCCTGTGCGCTCGGGGCGCAGCAGAGCCAGAAAAAGAGCACGACCTATGCCGCCATTTCCCTTGAAAACGTCGGCTGCATCCTGGTCGGGGCCTCCGAGCCGGAGCAGGTATTCGGCGACGTGGAACTGAAACTCGGATGCGCAGTTAGCATCGACCAGAGTTATCAGGCGGCTGACAATGGTTACGGTCTTGCGAAAATCACCGCGCATGTTCCCGAGATCACCCTGGCGCCGCTGGAGGTCCTGGATGCGACCCGCAATCTCCGGGCCTATCAGGGCAGCGGCACGGACCTCTTCTGGCTCGCCCGCGTGGGCGCGACGGCGGGCAACAAGATCACCTTCCTGGCCCTGCATTGCAAGGTGTCGGATGACGGCGACATAGATGACCGCGACGGGCAGGTGACTCACCCGCTCACCGTGGCGGTCGAAACGCCTTCCGATTTGTCCATCATTTTCGAGTAGAAGGTAAA